AGTTACAAAGAGGTTCGCCAAAGCCACTCATAACGGTGATAACATTGACAAGACCGTTCTTACTATTGTAATCGAAATCAAAATCTATAACTATACGACCAAGCTGCTCATTTCTTCTTGGTTTGTAAACACCTTTTACATCGATAAGAGCAGATCCGCGGAATCTATTCTTGCCAAAGTATTCTTGCTTATCTCCATATTCCTTAAGATATAAGTCATTAATATCTTCTATACCAGTAGATTTTTCTCTCTCAAATGGTATAGGTACAATAATGTTTTTAGTTTCAGTAAAGATTTGTTCATTCTCACCATTTTTAAGTTTGGTTGGAGTATGAATAGTTACTCTATTACCAGAATATGTTGTTTGGTCATACCACTCTGGAACAATACCATTTAAGAAATATATAGGATAGGTTCTATAATATCTACTCTTAAATAAGTCACGTTCCATTTCATATGCAGTATCACCATTAGCATCTAAAGAAGATGCCGCATTTAATTTACCTATATCGAATGTAATTCTATCAGCAGTAGCTCTTTCTTCATAAACCTTATCAAATTTAATTTGTTGATAGCAGGCCATATAATCTAAAGCTCTTGCGAGATTCTCACCATAATGCTTACTCTTATAATATCTAGTATTAAAATCAGACATTAGTTCTTTGAAATGATCATCCATTTCATAGAATTCTTCGAATAAAGCAATATAACCATTCATGAATGCATTATTAGTTGGATGAACTGCTAATGCTTCATTAGGTAGGGAATCATCTAACCAGATACAACTGAAATAGGTTGGAACCCTTAACATTGGTTCTCCAGTATACAAGCATTTTATAATATTTCTATTATAAATCTGACCAAATAGATCAGGAATGTATCTACCATTTTGATCAAATGCTACTAGATTATCTAAAGTTATTTTGAACTTCTTATCAATAGTCATATCGTATAATACAAATCTACGACCAAGTGCAAGTTCTTCTTGAATAACTTTATATCTTACATTTGTAGGATCATCGTATTCACTTACTAATTTAAACAAGACAAAGACAGCATGTTGTCCTTTCTTTATTCCATCAGTAGCTTCCATGAATACAAGCTTATTCCCTTCAATTCTATATCTTCTAGGAATGGCCAATTTATCATCTATAAACAACATGAAATTGTTTAGATTATATTTAAGACCAGGCATATCTGGAAGGGTAATAGAATTGCTATTAGTATCTACTTCTTGAGAGAAGAAGAATGGTTTTAAATGAAGAGGGCCATGTTGAGAGCCTTTAGTAATATTTACAAAAGCAAATATTAAAGTATCTCCTTTATGGATTACTTTAGCTGAATTTGTAAATGTAATGGTATAATTATCTCTATTAACCACATAATCATTCTGATTAAGGAAAATACTACCATTAAATACTAAGATTTGATTGTAGCTAGATACATCAGGCCAATCTTCTACAGGAAGCTGGAATACAATTTGCTCATCTTCTTGAGCCACCATAGAAAATACTTTAGAAGTGGCATAGTCTTCTATTAACCAATCAGAATTATCTGTGATGATCTCCATAGTATATAAAGCATCTGATGGAAGATCTAAAGTTTGATAATTGAAGAACTCAATTAAGTCTACACCCATAAGACGATAATTCTTAGGATCTATAGGAATATTGTCTCTATATAGAACTATTTGATCACCAGGTTTTACATAGCCATGATCCCATGCTCTAAAATACATGAAGATATTTCTACCATGAATTCTTTTAGCTTCTAGATTACCATATCTCCATACATAATGAACCATTTCATCGTCACTATGTCTTATACTACCACCCTCACTATCTACATATGAAGGCATAGTTTGTTCATAGATACCATTAGTTCTAAGCTTAGTATTTGGAGCTTGATCATTATCTATATAATAGAAATAAATTGCTGATTGAGAGTTATCAAAATATCCGTCTTTATTGAATTTGTAAATAGGAGTTTTATCTTCTCTTTCACCAATAAACTCTTCATAAATTACTGGGAATGGAATTTTTATATATTCAACAGTTTGTACAGGTCCTGATAAAATAGGATCTCTATTATTAATAAATACTGTATAGAAATCATCAGATCTTATCATGTAGATTTGAGACAATGGTACAAACTTACCATCTACAAATAATAGGAATGGATTTATAGCTTTATCCATTAATAAATGATATGCATTGCCTTCAAAGAACCTTTGCTCTTCGAAACCAACTCTATCATGAGCCATATTATATAAAGAGATTACAGTAGAATCTATATACTTAGACTCTCTATTCCATTCTTCTCTTTTAAAATATTCTCTTTCTTCATGCCATTTTATTCTAAGTCTTTGAGGAAGATATCCTCTTTGAGCTTCGTTAAAATAGTATGCTGTAGATTCCATTTTGTGATCAATAAGATCCTGAGTCTCTGGTTCTAATTGACCTAAAACGTTTGAATGGTTGTTTCTAAAATAATTCTCTATAGTATCTTCTGTTGTAATATAAAGAGTTGGAGGAACGAATGTATCATAATAAATACAATCGTCAATAATGCTAATATCATCAAGATATCCACTACCAAATGTATGAATATCATTACTAGTGCTTTTCTTATATCCAATAAATAATTCATCTCCAAAAGTCATAGACCCTTGAATATCATTGATGGTAGTTAAACAACCATCTACAAATATTCTAAGAACATTATCATCTCTAGTTATAGTAAGATAATGCCATTTATCATTGAAAGTATAATCTACTATAGCACTAGAATACTTTTCTTCTGGAGAGATTTGAATAGTAAAGAATCCAGCCTCTTCAATATATACAAAGTTATTATGACTATTTCTATCTTTACGTTTATACGACAGTAGAGGAATCTTCTCATCTTTATTCATATTCTCTTTCTTAATTCTATATTTAAGATAGATAGTAAAGTTCTTTTGAGATTCCAAATGCTTTTTAAGTTTAGATACATCTTCTAACCATAAACCAGCATTATCATTAAACGGTTTAAAATAAGCAGTACCAGCTGCTTCAATAATAGATGAGGTATCTGTAAAAGATACCCCACCTAAGTTTTTGATAGAAGAATTATTGCAACCAGTTTTATCAAAATGGAGGTTTAGTAAAAAATTAGACATTACGAATACCTCCTAAATTATCTAGGCAATGGAGCCTAGCATAGTAATTACGTCTTTAGAATATTGAACCATATCTTTACCACAGATTTTTTCAATAGTCTTTTGGTTATTCAAATAACCACCAACGTATGCATCAGTGATCATAGCAGAGAAAGCTGGGAAATATTCTAAACCGAATACTGTGCCAGGACCGAATTGCATCATCCATCTTTCTACAATAATATCTAAGCTAACTGCTTTAGGATTAAGATGCATTGCATCTCTTAAAGAGTTAACAAAGATCTTGATATTTTCATATGGATTAAGATCTTTTTCTTTAATATCACTGTGCTTACGGCAAGCTTTTTCAATAGCATCTTCTAATAAGATAGCTTCATTTTTAGAGATATCTGCTACTTTCATAGCAATGTCTCTAGCTTTGTTTTCGTTATCTAATTGAAGAATACCCATCAAGAAGTACATAGCGGAAAGATAAGTAACTTGAATCTTTTTAGATTCTTGGATAGAAATCTTTGCTAAGAAATCAATAATATGAGTAAAGCAATTTGCAAAGCATTTAGTAATACCAATATTCATATTTGCTCTACGTCTAAGAATATCAAAGTTTTTATGATAGATCATAGAAACACCAGCATTCATAAGATAAGAAACTAATGCTGTTTCATTTACATTGTAATCACCATGTTTTGGATCTTTTACAATACAAGCAGATGCATCGATAAATACTTTGATTTTACCACGATCTCTACCTTTCATTTCTTTAGCACAGAATACTTTGAAAGTTCTAGGCAAAGGAACATCGCAGTCTAATAAAACTGTATTTGTAGAATTAAGAATACGCAATAATGCTTCATCTGTTCTTTGATGTTTTAAATCTAAAATAACACCTTTGAATTCTTCTGTAGCTTTATCGATCAAAGGATCAGTCATAATAGCATCCAATAAGAGTTTTTGATATTTTGGATACTGTTTATAAAAGTAAGAGTCAGAGTAGGATTTTAATTCCTTCATGAGTTTTGTTTCCTCCTATCAGATATTTTTAAGTAGTTATTTTAATGTCCCTGCAGTAAATAAGCCCATTCTGCATATGATAAAATACGAGGTCTTAGACTTGTTATTAAGTGATAAAGAAAGGGGTAAAATTAATGCAATTACAAGATATTTTAGATCTTCATGTGGAAATGAATTCCAGTGATAGATACACATATAATGGTAAGAATGTACCTAGAGTTACTGAGGTGCTTTCTAAAATGATTAGTGAAGAGAAGTTAATGAGTTGGGCAAATAGTCTTGGATTTAAACATCAACGATATAGAGATGTATTAAATAAAGCAGCAACATTTGGAACTAAGATTCATCATGGAATAGAATGTTTTTTAAAAGGTCAAGAGGTTCCAGAAGATACTCCATCAATCTGTTTTAAAGCTTTTCAAGAATGGTGGAAAGTAATAAAAGAGACAGAATATGAAATCATTGGTCAGGAACAAAAACTAGTCTGTGAATGGTATGGTGGAACATACGATTGCCTTATGAGAATAAATGGAAAAATTTATCTTATAGACTTTAAGACTTCTAATCATGTAACCTATAAATATTATTTGCAATTAGCAGCATATTCTAAAGTTCTTAGAGAGAAAGAGAATATCAATATAGATGGTGTCATCATTCTTCAATTAAATAAGTATCAACCAAAATACAAAGAATATATTTTAGATCTATCTATTCCAGATCATAAAGAATATTTCGATTTATGTGAAAGAACTTTTATTTCTATTCTTTATAGCTATTATCATATTCATTATCTTGAGGAGAATTTTAATGATCTTGCCAAGAAACTTCATCAGTTCCAACCACAAAGTGCATGATAAATATGATCCATTAAATATCTTCGAAGACTTTACAAGATATATTAATGAATTTAATAGGACTGATGGTAATAAAGTTATTAGATATATGAGGAAATGGATTATAAGATATATAAGATTTCCTTTATTAAGTAATAGAATATCTAAAGGCTCTAGAAAGATTCTAAAGGAATCTTTTAAACATCCTGAAACTTTAGTATACCATGTATTACGATACTCTGTATTCTTATTATACTTCACCATCTTATTTCAAGTAGACTTAGAAGATCTTCTTAAAACTATATTTGAAAATAATAGAGACAGCTGCGATATTATATTTGAATATAATGATACTAGAGAGAATGCTTTTCAACGTATAAATAAAATTATCATAATCAATTACAATCTAAATAGTTTATATCTTCCGAATAATGAAAGGTTTATAAAAACTAAACTTAGATTGGATTTAGATGAGCATTTTTATACTATAGAAGAAACGATCTACAAGTGTTCTACTAGATTAGAAACATCTGTTGCTGAAGTCGAATCTTTTAGAAGATTCCAGATAAATGAAAAGGGAATGATAATCAACCCTAATTATATCTTTAGCAATAACCTTAAAGCCGAGGAATACAGTAAATATTCTATAATGGCTGTTAATATTATGGGAATTTTAGATATTATTTTAAGATCAGTCTTAAATGTTGGAGTTACCAAACAAGTTGTAGATGATACTAGAGCATAAACTTGCTCTAGTATTATTCTTAACTTAAATTTTGGTCACATACTATAATAAGGTAAGGAGTGATTAAAGAAAACAATGAAACAAGTAGTAAGTTTTGATAATATAAAAGATACATTTGTTGAAGCTCATATATCAGATTTGCACTTTGGCACTATAGAGCCTTTAACTGAATATAAAATCTTAAATGAACAATTTTTAAACTATCTTGAAATGATGAATGTGTTAGATATAGTATCTGTTAATGGGGATATATTTGATCATAAGTTTATGGCAAACTCTGATGCTGTAGTATATGCAATCTCATTTGTACAAAGATTAGTTGATATATGTAAAAGAAAAAATGCAACCTTGATACTCATAAACGGTACTGGATCTCATGATGCTGATCAGCTCAAGATCTTTGTGCCATTTATGAATCAAGGTTGTGATTTACGAATTGTAACCCAAACTCAATTTTTATTTATCAAAGGTAAGAAGATTCTATGTATTCCAGAAATGTATAACATGGGTGAGCCATATTACAACCAATTTTTAATCAATTCTGGATTATATGATGCTTGTTATATGCATGGTACTTTCAAAGGTGCAATCTTTGGTAAGAATAAAAGAGACCTAGCATCTAATAGGGAGCCAGTATTTGATATAGAAGACTTTGGTAATTGTAAAGGTCCTATTATATCAGGGCATGTTCATGTTCATGGTGTATACAGTAATGACTTTTATTACTGTGGATCTCCTATAAGATACAAATTTGGTGAGGAAGAAGAAAAGGGGTTCATCATTCTTCTACACAATATCAAAGAAAGAAAATATATGGTTCATTTTGAACCTATTAAGTCTTTCCGATATGATACTATTAATCTTGATGAAATGATTAATCAAGATCCTAGGATTATAATTGATTATATCAAAGCATTATTGAATGAGGGTATAGATCATCTTAGAATCCTTATTACAAAGAATAATCCTAGAACTATAGAATTGCTTAAGAATTTCTATAGAAGTAAGGCTAATGTAAAAATTGAAACTAACTTTGAACAGCAGAAGATACAAAAAGAGTTGCATAGTATGAATCAGAAATATCAAAAGTATGATTATCTATTCGATAACAATCTATCTCCTGAACAAAAGTTGGTACAATATATGAACCAAGAAGAGGGAAATGATTTTTGGAGCGTTGAAAAGTTTGCTGACTTCATGTCTTATATTGAAAAACTTTAACCTCGAAAACATTATAATACTACTCGAACGAAAAATATAAAAACTATAAATGGGAGTTTCTAGTATGACAGACTTTGACAAGAGAAAATCAAAATATCAGCCAACGAATACAAAAACTGCTAGAAAGGCTCCTCAAGCTTCTGGCATCACAGAGTATATGCTGAATTCGTTTTGCCGATATGCTCTCTCTATGAATGACAACATCCGTAAGCACGGATTAACTATGCTAAATAGTTTAATCATCAGGATCAATCCTGAAGATTTTATAAAGAATCAAAACTGTGCCATTAAGTTAAGATTCTTAAAAGCAATTCTAGAAAATAGAATGAATGGATTGAATGATAGAGAAATGATTCTATCTAATATCAATCTTACTATGGATATAACTAATTTAGAAAAAGATCAATCTTTGACTAGAGAACTTTCTAATGATGAAGTTATATCTATTGAGGGTAATATTTCTATGCTATTAACTAATAATGAAGTTGATGAGCATATTAATGTATTACTCGATGCTATCACTAAGTATCAAAATGCAGATTTTAGAGAAAAGAATCAAACCATTGATTATTTAAAATCCAGAATTAGTGATATTCAAACTGTATTTAGACGTAATGAGGTAAATAAAGATTCATCTGATACATTATTCAGATTATCTCAGTTAGAAACAACTGTTCCAGATATTCATAAATATGTAACTAGTCCATCATATAAACTAGTTACTGGAATGCAGGGATTTAATGCTATGCTTGGTGGAGGTTTCCAAAAAGAACGTGTATATTCATTCTTTGGTGCATCAGGTTCTGGTAAGACAACAACTCTAGAGAATATAATGTATCAGCTATGGAAATATAATCAAGATTTCATAACTCAAGATAAATCTAAGAAACCTTGCATTATATTATTAACAATGGAAAACTTGGTTGTAGAAACAGTTTGTTCTTTATATCACATTATGACCAAAGGCAAATCTATGGAAGCATGTGCTACTGCTGAAGATGCAATAGCGCAATTCAAAGCATGCCAATTTGAATTTGATCCAGAAAATAAAAGAGCCGTAGAGTTATTTATCAAATACAAACCTGTAAATTCTGTAGATACTTCTTATATGTATAAGATAGTAGAAGACTTAGAAGATGAGGGTTTTGAAACTATAGCATTCTTACAAGACTATATGATGCGTATCAAACCATCTGAAAGAACAAAAGATGTTTATCAGGATCTTGGTACAGTAGTAAATGACTTTAAAACATTTGCAATCTCTAAGAAGATTCCAGTAATAACCGCATCACAGCTTAATCGGGAAGCGATGAAGATTATTGATGAGGGAAGAAATGCTAATAAGCTAGATTCTATTAAGAAATTAGGCCGTGCAAATATTGGTGAATCTATTAAGATAGATACAAACCTTGATGGTACATTTATCATTGTTCCAGAATATGATAAAGAGGGTAATAGATATCTTGGTATTAAAATGACTAAGCATAGATATAAACTCCCTCCTACTCATAGATTAGATTCTATATTCCAACCATTCTATCCAAAATCTGTAGCATTGGTAGAGGATTTATTCGAACCAAAAGCAGTATATAGAGAATCTCTAATAAATAATGATATTGAAGAGGTAACTTCTAAATTTGGTACAACAGAACATGTTTCCATAAACAATCCTGCTAAAAGATTAGAGGCTTTAAACAAGTCTGTTGATATGACTGCTGGAACAGGATTGGTAAAAACTCCTAAGAGAGACAACAGTGTATCAATACCTACTGAAACAATGGTAGAAAGACCTCAAACAAAAATGGAAGATACAAAGCTTATAGAGATGACTCCTAAATTCTCATTAGATAGTGAAGATTCTTCTCCATTTGCAAAAAATAAAAAGAAAGAGGTAGTAGTATTAGTACCACCTCCACATATTAACAAACAAGCACATTAAAGTGGTGGTATGGGAATATTCCCATACCACTGTTTTTGTTTTAAGATGAAGAAGTACTAGAAGAACCAATTGATGCTGTAGAAGAATAAGATTTAGAAATAAACTTATTCACAGGTGTAATGATCTTATCTTTGGCATGTTTTTGATTATAAGTATTCATAGCCATAGATTCTTTATTATAAATAATAGATAAAGCTTTAGACAAAGCTGCTTTAGGTAATAGATATAATGTCTTATTTGGAATAGTGAATTCATGGGTACTACAAATATTATTTAAACGTAAGATGATATAGAATAGTTTTGTAGAACCATAAATCTTGTATGCCAACATTTTTGGATTGTATTTGTATTTATTAATTTCTTGAGAAGATAACTCTATCAAGATGGATTGTTCTTTGAGATCTGTTAGATAATCATCTAATAAGTTCTTTACTACAAATTCAAATCCATCTCTAGTTTCATAATAAGAGATAGACTTATAATCTGAATTATCACTAGCAGAATTACCAGCATCAATAAACTCTTTAAGAGTATGAGTTTCGGTAATACTAAGACTAGCACTATTATAATATATAGCCATTGGTTATTGCTCCATTCCTATAATTTGTGGTTTAGTAATATCCCCACTTAAAAAGGTGACTATAAATCTAGTACCTACTGGGATATATTTCTTTGGATAAGTTCTTGTAACTTCTCTTGGAAGAGCTAATTTAACTACAGCTGTTCTTTTTACTTCACCAAATTCTAATCCCTCTGTTTCTTTATTCATAAGATTAGGAATAGATACTTGGTTTCTATATAAGGCACGGCTATTATTCTGCATACCTCCAGTCATTTGGAGTTTGAATAATTGTTCACCTGGATGGAATTTGTTTACATAATCATCTAAAAGAATAGCAATCTCAGTGCTAGAATTTACGTTATGAGTACTCATATTATTATCACCTCTTTCATTATTACTGTGTCGAAATATAAAATATAAAAACGATATTGATAAATTAGTAATAGATATATTTAAAAGAAAGGAAAATTATTATGGCAAAGAAAAAAGTTAATGTATTAGGTGGAGATATTGCATCTTTAACAGACTTTAGATCATCTACTTGTACTAATCCAGAATTATCTGAGAGATTTATTAAAGATGTGATGAGAATTACTGGTCTTGAAGAAGATCATGAGGGTTATATCGTAGATACAGAAGAAGATTTTGAAAATCCAGATTATATTGTTGTGAGAGGAAAGTTCTTACGTCATACCAATAGAGGTATTCTTCATAAGAAAGATTTGATCTTCGATCCATATAATAACCCTATTATCATGGATGAGCTATTAAAACAATATTTGCAAAAATCTCATCCAGAGATTGTATCTGCTCAAATTATGTCTGCCAAACCTAACCAAGCTCCAAAGGTAGATACTTATGGATATATGACGTTATTATATTCTAATGGAGCAAAGATTCAAACTGATATGCATTATAAAGATTCTACTAAATATCTTGAAGCATATATGAGATTAGAAGCTATGACCAATAGTTTGGTAAGAGAAACTCTTGGTGTATACGATGCTTATGAAAAAGAATACTTTGAAGCTCTTGAAAATGAAAAGGTTAAAAAATGAGAATAGATTTTGAATTAACTGATGAACAACAAGCCTTGATAAAGGCTGCTGTTCACTGGTATAAACATGAGTCAGAATTGGTATTCCAATATAGTGCTCCTGCTGGTGCTGGTAAATCTACCGTAATGCATTGTATTATAGATCAGCTTGGGCTAAGACCAGAACAAGTAGCTCCTATGGCATACGTCGGTTCTGCGGCTATTGTTATGAGGCTTAATGGATTTCCAAATGCATCTACTGCTCATTCATGGTTATATAAATTAGAAGTCAAGACAGAGAAAGATGGCGTTATGGGGAAAGAATATACTACTAAGAGATTCGTATATTCTCCATTAGATCCTAATGAAATCAAACTTATATGTGTCGATGAAGCATCTACAATACCTCTAAAGATGAGACAAGAGATGGAATCAAATGGTATTAAGATATTAGCATGTGGTGATCTTAATCAGTTACCTCCAGTAGCAGACAAACCTGGTTTCCTTTATACTGGAAAGGTATTTAGATTATCTAAAATCATGCGACAAGCTAAACATTCTGCCATAGTAGAAATATCCAATATGCTTATAAAGGGTATACAGCCAAGAATAGGAAACTATGGAGATGTAATGGTTATATCTAAAGATGATCTTAATGATGATATGATCAAAGCTTATAAGACAATTATCTGTGGTACCAACAAGACTAGGGACCAATTCAATGGATATGTAAGACGTAATATCTTAAATACATCTAGCCCAGTTCCTATGATAGGAGAAAAGGTAGTATGTAGACAAAATAACTGGAGAGTTGGGATAGATGGTATTAATCTAGCTAATGGTTTAGCTGGTACAGTTACTAACTATCCATCTATTACTGGTTATGAAGCTAAGAGTTTTATGATGGACTTTGTTCCAGATCTATTTCCAGATATTAAATTTGAAAAATTAAAATGCGATTTTAAATACTTTATATCTGATTATAGAACAAGACGTGAAATGAAGTCTATGATGAATAATAAATTCAGTTCTAAATTAGAAAAGTTTGAATTTGGATATGCAATCACTACTCATATATCTCAGGGGTCTCAATACTTTACTGGAATATACTTAGAAGAACATCTCCACAGAGATATACAGCGAAATTTGAACTATACTGGTATCACAAGATTTAGAAATTCTTGTATCTATGTATTGCCAGTTAGACGTATGATGATTCCTGTAAGAAAGTCTGTGGTCTCTTTAAATGGTCGATCTATACTATAAAGTAATATAAAGAAGAAGAGGGTCGTAATAACCCTCTTTTTTTGTTTTAAACTACACTTCAAATGTATACTATAATAGTGTAGTGTAGTTCTAATTTAACCATATAAGGAGGAATCTAGATGCCAATATTTAGAGAACGGAAACAAATAGTACAGCTATTCGACCCTACTACTAGAGAAGAAGTAATTATTGATGACAAGCCATATTTGTTATTATTTGTTCTAGCTGGTAATGATACTACAGATGAAGGTGAATGGATAGCTCTCAGAGGTAGAGAGACTGTATTCCAATATCTTCTACAATCATTCATGAATTATGACTGCTTAAATAGTTATGTCATGAGTGGTAATCTCGGATTAGGTCGTGAAGTATCCATCTATTCTTTTTTGCGTATGCTAATTGAAAAACATTTTCCTGATCAAGGATTAACTGTTGAAGAATTAGATGAATATGTAATGGATTATGCTAATCAAGATAAGGATTCTAATTTAATGGAACCTGGTGACTTACAACTTCATTATTATAAAGAGATGAACTCACCAACTAAATAGTACTCATTAAAATTATTAAGTATTAGAAAGTAGGTGAAATTAAATGAGAGAAATCAAACCACAGTTTGTAAATAAGAAAACAGATAAAAGCATGTTTTTGGATAAAATGTATGGTGGTAATAGGAATGATATCATTACCATGGACCATATCAGAAGAAACATCAAGTTTTTATTCAGAGATATTGCTAGAGGATCTGTAACAAATCCAAAGTTTGAAGAAGCATTAAAATCAGATACAAGAATATTACAATATGCATTAGATATGCTTGCATTTGATATTAGAAAAGCAAATGTTATCTTAATAGCATTAAATGATAGTTGCCCAGGCCTTTATACTAAAATAGGGGATTTTGGATTAATAAACGAAGTTATTAATGAAACTAATGCTAAAATGATCATGTATCAAATTATGTATAATGGCATTTCGGCTTATATTCAAACAGGTGATTTTGTTCAACTTAGAAGCATAGGGATGACGTTAAACAATCAATTCAATAGAAAGTACCAATCGGTATTCTTCTAATGATAAATGGCTATCGCTCGATATTTCATAGAACTACACTATCAAAGCATTCTATAAGAAGAATGAGACAGAGAGCGAACCTTCGAAATAAGAAAGGTCGTAATAGATTCGCAAAGAATATAATCCGATATGGATTATGTCTTTACGATATCCCACGTCATCCTAAATTTACGTCTTTTTTCTACTATATGAAGCATATGTGTAAAAAAGCTAATAACAAAAGTCCATTATGTAAGGTATATTTATATAAGAACTATATAGTTCCTATATCAATAGATGGAGTGATTATTACTTGTTTTGAAGTCAAAGAAGATTTCAAACAAATGTTTGATGAAATAGTAGAGTATAAAAACAAATTAAGAGATCCTAAAACTAATATAACTGAAAACATTCTTCAAGGTTTCGTATCACTTAATTAGGTTTACATTCAAATAAACCTAATTTTTAGAAAGCGAGGTATTCAATCTTGGAAACAGTTGACGTTGTAAAATTAAGAACTCTTTGTGAAAAAGCTGAGACTGAAGTAAGACGCGGCGATGGTTCTGTTGAAAAAATGAAATTCCCTACTCATGTCGTATGCGATAACAGTTTGAATGTAATAGATTATCATAATGGAAATGTAATTTGGAATGATGCTGAAGGCTATTTTGTATATTTCCTAGTAATGAATCCTAGTACTATTCATAACTCTCCATCTGCTGGCATGAGTTTTGGTGCTAAGTCCATGGTTCCAGCTGCTATGATCTGTATTGATTATGGCGAAATTCAAAATATTCGTTGTGAATTGAATGAGGAAGCATTTGAAGCGGTTGCTGCTGCTTTGAATATGACTCAAGATCAAATCGAATATAACAAACACCGTTTATTTGAACAAACAAATGCTGATATTGCTATTCAAAGAAAACGTATGTACGCTTATTCCAATCAAGCTCATAAAAACAGCCCTGATGGAAAACGTAACTTTACTGATTTGGAAGAATATGATAAAACAGTTCATCCAGTTTCATACTAATAAAAAATTAGTATGAGCATAACACTTTTATAAACAAATGTAATTTAGTTGCATCTGAAAATACCATTCTAAATAAATTTTCGGTTGTAAACTATAATAATGATACCAATTTGATATACCTCGTTATGAGGTATATCATCTGGGTATCGCTTTTTCCATTTTTATCCTAGGAGGGAAAAACTTATGTACAATTTTAACAATGGCTATGGCCAACAATTCAATGGAATGACTTATGGTAACAATGCTCCTCAAAACCCAACAATGTCTCAATTGTTGAGTCCTGAAGAAATGTCTGAGATCCAAAAAGCACCTCAAGCATTCCAAACAAAACTCACTCGCGATGAGTATCTTCGTGCACTTTGCACACATAAAGATCAAAACGGTAATATTAAATTAGAAAAATTGGCAGACGGCCGTTATCACTGCCCAATTTGTAACTCTGATTTCAATTTGATCGATTTGAACGCTGCTAAAGGTGATATTGAACAAATCTGCTTGAACATGAATGATTTATATCAATCCATCAAAACATACTTGCCTAATCCAACTAGCAGCATGCGCGATATCTACATGATGATTGCATTCTTCAACAAAATCCCACAATTATGGGGTATTGCTAAAAATGCATTTGAAAAGATCACAAATGTTAATGGTGTATTACAACCAGCTGATGAAACTAACGCATTCCAAATCTTGGGTAACATCTTTAACCAACCTGGTTTCGGTGGTTTATACCCTAGCAACTTCCAAGCTGGCATCGGCAATCCTGCTATGATGTATAATGCTGCTCCTACAGCTCCTGTATATGGTGGTCAACAACAATTCCAACAACCAGGTGCTATGCAAGCTCCAGCACAACCAATGCCTCAATTCCCTAGTCCAAACCCAATTGGTACTGTAGAGGCTCCTCAAGATTTCACTGCTAATGCGGCTCAACCAACTTATGCAGTAAATCCTAATGTAGCTGCTGCTCCAGCTGCTAATCCTAACGTAGCTCCTGTTCCTACTCCAGATGTAGTAGAACAACCAGCTACTCAACCACAAGCTTAATATAAGAAGCTTAATATTTTTTAATCTGATATAGGATTTCATCATCTATTATAATACATACAAAGTTCACACTATTCCAAATCCTATATCAGATATTTCTTTCTAACACAACAAACTCTAATATTGATTGCTAATCACACTATGAAGCGAAGATGGTTAACTCCATCTTCGCTTTATTTTTTTATTTTAAAATATAATATAATTATATACTATAAAGGTGAGAAGTATATTTAGAATAAAAGATATATTTCTTAATTAGAAGAATATAAAATTTTTTGAAAAGAAAGGAGGGAAAATAATGTCATTGTATGATTCTGTGGTAGAACTTTTCTCAAAAGATGAAGAAGAGGAAACTCTAGATAACTACTATCGCCCATATGCAGAGAAAAGAAATATTGGTGAGATTAAGAAAACTGTTGAGTTTGATGTAAACAAACTAATTGAAAATCCAGAATTCTTAAGAGTAGTAGAAGAACTATTTGGAACACCGCACTTTATGGTAAAACTAGCTTTAGATGGTAAAGATGGTTTAGTTATCGAAATCCCAGTAGAAAATCTATTTAGAGGAAAAGATTCTAAAGATGAATCATTCATCAAAGTCAGCAGAGTAGGAATGTCATTTGTAACTATGAGATCAGAATCTCAACAAGTTAAAGATGATGGTACTACAATTGAAACTAAGAAGAAAGTAGAAGAAATCCAATACGACTTTAAAGGATTACCAAACAACTATCCTAAAGAAGTTGATGGTGATACGTTCAGCCTATTCGTGCCATATGCAAAGATGGCATACTTTGTAGAGGTATTAATAGCAGATAATATTATTAATATCAATTCTATGAAAGTAGTAACTTCAGAGCCGTTAGAATGCAAGTCTTATAACTTTAGTAAGAATAAGGAGGATAAATAATGGCTGAAGAAAAGAAGAATGTTAAATTGAATAACAATAGCAACAAGAAAGAAATATCAGAAGCTCATGTTGTTGATACTATTAAAGAGTATCATGATCAAGCCACACAAGATATTGCGGCAACTAAAATGATTAGAACTGCAGAAAGTTTATTGATAGGAAACTGCGATACTGAGCTTGGAGAAAAAATTGTTCATAGAGAACTATTGAATATCTTAGCAGAATATTTAGAAAACAACAACTATGATATTCTATGCAACTCTATTTTAGAGTTAATTAGAGGAGAAGAATAAGATTAGTTAAGTAAATCAACAATTTAGTTTTTAAAGAAAGACTATTTTGGTTTTTCTTTAATTATATATTTCATATTCTGAAAGGGAGACACAAAGAAATGAAAAACATTATTAAAAACAAAACTTTATTAACTGCAGCTATTATTTCCGCAATGGCATTCGGTACTACTAGTGCATATGTTGTACCTACAACTGATGCCCCTGGTGATACACCTAGTCATGCTTTATCCAGCAATAGTGAGTATAATGATGTATATGCTGGTCATGGTGCATATTCTGTTGGCCGTCAAAATACCATTAATGCTAGCGCTACAAGTTCTTTTGCAGCAGGCCACGACAACACTATCAATGGTGCTAACTCTTTTGTATACGGTCATAACAATAAAGCGACCGGTGCAAATAGCATCGCTGGTGGTGAAAATTCCGAGGCGAAAGGCTATTCTAGCCTAGCTATTGGTTCATCCTCCCAGGCACTAAAAGATTACACCTTTGCAATTGGGTCTCAAGCCCGTGCAGCTGCAGATAATACCGTAGCTATTGGCAACGGTGCTTATGCTAATAAAGATAATGCATTGGCTCTTGGTGCTGTTACTTCAGTAGATGGCAAAGATTCTATCGCACTTGGTTCGCATGTTCGATCCAATGCTGATAATAATGTAGCTATTGGTACTGCAGTTACTACCAATAGTAATGATAGTGTTGGTATTGGTACTGCAGTTAATACTAATAGTAATAATAGTATTGGTATCGGTAATAACGTTGTTAATAACCTTAGCAATAGTATCGGTATCGGTAATGGAGTTGCTACTGACTTCAATACTATTGGTATTGGCAACGGAGTTGAAACCAAGGTTCAAGACACTATTGCTATTGGCAATGGGGTAATTTCCAATGGCGAATCTTCAGTAGCTATTGGTAACGCTATCCATGCAGATGGCGTTGGAACTGTAAACGTTGGCACAAATGTAAGTGCCAAAGGTGTATCTTCTATCGTTGTTGGTCGTGATACGACTGTAAATGGTGATGATACTACAGTAGTAGGTGCTAACAATGGTATTATTGACGCTGATCAAAGTGCTATTTTTGGTTATAACAACAAAATGTTGGACAACGCCAAGGAACAGCTAATCTTTGGTTCTAATTCTCAAACTAAAGAGCAAGGTGCAACTGTACTTGGTTCCCATGCTCAAGCTACACAAGTTGATGCGTTTGCCATCGGCAATAATACAATTGCTGATGTACAAAATGGCGTTGCAATCGGCACCAATTCTGTTACAGAATTAGCTGTTGGTACATCCAATATTAAGGATAACACAACAGATATTCGTTTCAGTAATTCCACTTATGCGGGTTCTAACCCAGACTCTGTTGTAAGCTTCGGTACTAATGGTCGTGCCGGTGCTGGTGGAGTAACTAGTTATACACGTCAGTTACAAAACGTAGCAGCAGGTCGTGTATCTGCTACATCCACAGATGCTATCAATGGTAGCCAACTATATGACGTAGCATTAGAAGCTCAAAAACACAACACAGTTGTTGATGGTACTAATACTACTGTAACTTCCGAAGATAACAACTTTGGCCGTAAGGAATATAAAGTGAACGTAAACAAAGATTTAGTAGATATGAATTCTGCTAGCTTTGGTAAAGTGACTGATGATGTGCATTCCTACATTGGAAAGGATAAAGTTCACTTCTTCGATGGTACTACAAGTACAAATACTAAAGTAGATGCTAATGGTATGAAGTTGGAAAACACTGACAACTTAGATGCTGCAGAATATACTATGGATGGTATGACTGCTAACTCTAATGGCAAATCCATTTCCTTTACTACTAATGGTATTAGCGCTGGTGGTCAAATTATCAATAATGTAAAAGCTGGTGTTGCTGATACAGATGCTGTAAACTATAAACAATTAAAAGACAGCATTTCTACTGAATCCGTTATCACTGATAACCAAGTTGATAATATTGCAGCTGTTAGAGTTGTTAATGGCAAATCCACTGGTGATGCTAATGCTCAATATGGCGTATATGTAAGCAAAAATACTGTAACAGATATTGCTAAAGCTGCTAATAAATTTGAAGGTGATTCTGTAATCAAAGTAGAAACAACTACTGGTGCTAATCATACGGCAGACACTACAACATTCAAATTTGATGGTAACGAAGCTGCTAAAGTATTACCTGTATCCTATAAAGCAAATGGTGGTACTACAAATAAAGTAATGGCAGACAAAGGTTTAAACTTTGTTAATGGTAACCATATCAATGCATCCGTTGGTGCTGATGGTTTAGTACGTTTCGATCTAGATCAAAACATTCCTAATCAAATCAACTCCAATGCTAATGCAATCAATGGTCTTTCCGATAAAGTTGCTAAAAACCATAAAATCTCTGAACGTGGTATCGCTGGTACTGCTGCATTAGCTGCATTACATCCATTGGACTTCGATCCTGATCATAAATTAGATGTAATGGCTGGTTATGGTCACTTCCATGGTTCTAACTCTGTAGCATTGGGTGCTGCTTATCGTCCTAACGAAGACTTAATGTTCACAGTTGGTTCCACTGTTGGCAATGGTGATACAGTTGTTAATGCTGGTGTATCTTATAAAGTTGGTGCTAAATCTGGCGTTTCTCGTTCTAAAGTAGCTGTAGCAAAAGACGTTGCAGATATGAAACGTGAAATGGAAGCAATGAAAGCACAAAATGCTAAAATTACTGCGATCCTAAATGCAGTACTTGGTGCTGATTTACCACAAGATCAAAATACAGTATTCCCAGATGTTCCAGAAAATCATTGGGCATTTGAAGCTGTAGATGACTTGGCTAAACGTGGTTTGATTATTGGTTATGAAGATGGCATGTTCAAAGGCGATCGTGTATTGACACGCTATGAATTTGCTGAAGTAGTACATCGTGCAATCCAACGTGCTAAAGAAATCAACGCTCCTATCGATGGTCGTTTGGTTGATGAATTCAAACCAGAACTTCTTCGTTTCGAAGTTGAACAAAATGGCAAACTAGAAAGAGTTCATGCATTGAAATCTAATAAAGATATCAAACGTGACTCCTATGGTAGCATTGTAAAATAATCTAAATAAAATTTCAGGTATGGGAGAAATCCCATACCTGATTATTTTTTTAAAAGGAGAAATATTATGAGTATGACAAGATTGGAAGAATTGAAATTTATTAATTCTTATATGGAGATTATTAATTTCAACATCAGAGCTATATCTGATATAATTATTACAAAATCTATTGAGCTTGATATGGAATTACCATACAGAGGAACATATCCAGAATTTGATGTTAGTTTTGGGACTAGTAAAAAGGTGCATTTTGTTTCTGATGGTGGTATTGAAGCTAGATTTAAGAAAAGCACAGAAGATTATTTTAAACCTGTTAATGAGATCAATATGATTATGTATAAAACTGGTGCTACAGTTTTTCTTAAAGATCTTGAATTAAATCTTTTAGATGAATGTATAAGATGTGGTGCTACAGATGTATTAAATGATTTTGGTAGATTTTTAAATATTACTATAAATACTTGGAAAGGTGCAGCGTTTAAACTAGATAAATTAAGCGATCAAGAATATGATCATATTTGTCTATTACTTAATATGAATGCTGCAAGTATTAGTAGTTCTATTATGATGCTTGAAAAACTTTTAGAAAGTAAAGATTAGTTTATTTTAAATGGGGGTATATTATGATAGCAGAAGATTTTGAATTTGTTCAACAAAGTGAAACAGAATATATCGAAGTCCTATATATGTGGAATATAGGAGGTATCGAAGTTAAAGGTTATAATATCAATGACAAAATTGTTGAAGTATATTTTGAGTATGATGGTGTAAAATTTTTAATAAGATCTCAAAAAAGACCTACATATAGTGAACGATTCTTAGATGTTATTAGAGCTTTATTGATTGGTAATTATTCCAATGATATGGCTACAGTTATTAAAGTAGCTAAGAAGGTTAATAAACCAATTCTGATTACATCTGGTATTTATAAAAACAGTCGTGAATTTACAGTTCGATTAAAGTTCCCAGTAGAAAATGGGTATAGTATCTTATTCATGGAATTTGATAAAGTAGATCTAGATACATTATATGGTGTACGTTTTAGCTATGTAATCAAAGATGAAAATGCTAGAATTAAGCACGGTAATACAGATGCTACTAGAAAAGTTTTCTCTTATATGAATGATTTAATGTTTAATTAAGGAGTAGATTGATTATGTTATATAGTGATATTAAAAAACGTCTTCCAGAACTTTGCAAAGAATTAGTTCTTATGATTCCTAAAGATATTGAATACTCATATCATGAAGATTATGAAGGGAATATCTCTGTTAATATTGTAAAAGATGAAGATAGAGTAAATCTAGAAATCAATGATATTAGATTCAATATTGGTCCTTCATATTTTCCAGAAAGATATTATCTAAATTGTGAAAAATACGAAGATGCTTTTGCAAGAAATCCAGAACCTATTATACTCTTATCTAAATTATTCACAAATTTAGCATGTGAACCAGATGAAGTATTTAATAAGGTTATCGGTGAAGGAGATCAAGAATCTGATAAAGATATGATTAGATTACAAATTATGAAAATCGCCAAAGGATTTAATGATCTTCATGGTTGGTTCTCTAATCCTGTATATCTAGAAGAAGAAATTGCAGAAGCTGAAGAACAAGCATTCTATGCTAAACAACGTAGAGATGAAGAAGCATCTTTCTGGGAAGAAATGGCTGCTGTTGGAGTAACTCCAGAAGATGTATATGATTAATATTTTATATGAAGTCTTATCGGGATATTATTAATAATATCCTGATGGACTTTTAAATAATGAGAAATTTAATAAAACTC